GAATTTGGGGCAATTGGCGTATAGTTTTTTGAATATATAGCCTCTTTTGAAAATTCGTTATTGCCACTAGATGAATTAATCGAACCAACTCCCCATACCTCATCCCACAAATTTCGTCCCTGCTCTATAATGCTCTCTGTGCCTGCACTGACAATCTCACCGTCAATGACCTCAGAATGACCGCCTATTAACTTCACGCTCATCAGCTTACCGCCCGTAGGCACTGTCTTTGCATATGCCGTTTCGCTGTCCGTTTCAAACCTATGCGTGATACCCTGCCCTATATCATAAAGTGCATTTACCCTACGTTGTAACTCTTTGTCCGTCAGCTTCACACGTCCTATCTCTGCCGTGTTCTCTGCGATTTTTCCAACAGCGGTTGTGTAGTCTTCAGGCAAACTATCAGCTATGGATTGCGCTGTCTGTGCGGCAGTTTCAGCGGCTTTGCGGTCTGTGGCAACCTGGGCGGCATGGTCTGCCACTGTCGCCTTATCGGTTGTCACCTGTTCTGCCAACGTCTGCACCGCCTGTCTGTCTGCCGCAGTGCTGTCAGCGCAGGTCTTTGCGGTTTTAGCATAGCCTGCCGTTATTGTCTTGTCAGCTTCGGTCTGCTGTGCAGATGCAGATGCTTGGGCTGCGGATATTTTAGCGTTATTCTGTGATTTAACTGCCTCTGCACGTGCGGTTTCTGCACCCTGCATGGCGGTTTCTGCCTGCGTTGCGGACGTTTCTGCAGATGCCTGTGCGGTCTCAGCTCGGCTTGCCGCCTGCGTTGCCGTGTTGGCTGATTTCTCTGCGGCTGTGGCAGATTTTTTTGCGTTTTCAGCCGCCTGCATAGCCGTGCTAGCTGCATTCTCAGCCCTTTCCACGTCAGCTTCGACCTGTTCACCGATTGCCGATATCCTATCCAGTGCGTCAGCTGCCACACTTGGTGACGGGATAGCTGTATCACCGATAGCCGCACCTATTCTCAGGCGGAAAATTCGTGATTTTTTTACTAGGATATATTCCTGCCCTGACAGTTTTTTCGCACATATCTGACAGCTGACTGTCTGCGCTGAACGCAGTATATCAGCCGTAGGTGTCCACTGTCCGCCTGTAATATCGACCTCGTAGACAGTACCGTCGCCGTAGTCTATGGATAGCACATAGCGGTCTGCGCCGTCTATCTCCATGCCCTCGACCGACACGGGTCTGGCATTTGTTTCACCTACATATCCTAGCAGGGCTGTTGACGTCATTGCGTTGTAATTTTCGTCTAGTCTGATTACCATTTCTGCACCCCCTTTTATACGATTGCTATGTAGTCAATGCTGTACGTTCCTGCAGGCACATTGACAATGGTTGCGCCATTGCTAGGACCCATGCAGACCACTGCGAAATATGCACCTTTGTATACCTGCACATGGGTGCAATAGTTCTGAAATGGGCTAGGTGTGCCGATATCCCTCAGCGACACACATATTTGCTTTGGCGTAAAATCCAAATTCAGCGGTATTTGCACGCTTGAAGCTGCCTTTTCCAGCGTGTATTCAATCGTGCCGCTTTTGATTTTGTTCTGGTTTAGGTCATTCACTGCCTGTTCCGTTGCCGTCAGTGCGTCAACCAACGCCTGACGGACATCACGGCCGTAAAATGCGTTTCTGACAGTTTCAATTGCTGTTGTCAAATCAACATTATTTGCCATTTTATCCCTCCTAGTCTAGTGTGTGGTTTTTCGTAGTGATACTGTTGCACATGATATCACCTGTTTTGCCGTAGCACTGCACTGCGGTTTTTTCGTTTTCGTTGTATAGGTACATCGCCCTGTTATTGGTATCAACTGAAAACACCTTTTTTCCGCTGTCTGTATACGTTGATATGTTGCCGCTGTTTGTATCTAGTGAAAATTTTAATTCGTTATTCCAATAGCCTGACATAGCACCAGCCTGCAGGACGATATGACCGCCTATCGTGCTGTTATCAATGCGTATCTCCAGTGGACTGACTTTCAACGTCCACTCATTGTGGGATAGCTGAATCGCACTGGTATTTTGACTAGACGTTTTTATATTTATCGTTCCGCCTGTGATAGTCGCTGATTTCGACGACAGCTTGTTAGCGACCACATTTCCGTTTTCGTCCACTTTGAACGTTCCGCTGCCGTTATTTATTTTCAACCCTGTCAGGGTCAGGGCGGTTATAAAACTAGCCACCAAATTGCCGTCGATGGTCCACGCATTTGTGTACGGTCCGTTTTTCGCAGAACCGCCGTCCGATGATTTCCAAAAACCTAGCCCATTTTTGTTTAATTGAATGCAGGATTTACAGGTATTTATATCAGCCGTATCCATAATCAGAATGCGTTCTGGTTTCTCAGAAGGATCAAGAATGACATGACCGCCCTCTGCGCCTGTTATCAACTTTGTAGCATTCTCGATTTTACTGTCTATGACCTGTCTATTTCTGAATTCGCTATCGTCAATAGCGGTCTGCAGGCTCTTGGTTTTGGCTGTCATGAACCATGTCATGGTTTCAAATTTGTCGCCGAATGTCAGTTCGGATTGTTCAGGGCTGTCAAGGTTTATAGTAATGCCGATTATGCGCAGATCTTCATCAATCCACATAAGAGGGTTGACAACACGATACCAGCACCCTAGCTCAAACTGTTCAAAATTCATGTCAATTGTTGACAAATCAACCGCAGTTATTTTATACTGCTTTTTGGCTTTGTTCGCACTTTTTAGGAATGCCGTGGCTTTTGTTTTCAAAATTGACGCCTGTGTTACGTCGTCCCACGTCTGTGTACCGCTGATTACGCCATACTTAGCGACTAACGCACTATCTTCGATATAGTCTTTACCACCGTTTACGCTGCCAATCGTCAGCCTTTTCTCACTGTCGGTCAGCTTTGCGCCCAACGGATATAGCCGTGTAATAACGCTCGTTTCGTCAACTTCACGGCTGATAGTTTTGAGATTTACTGCCAGTTCTATTTTTGTGTCTGTGCCGTGTCCGATATGTTCCAGATAGTCTATGTACACTTTTCCGCCTTGGTCTCTCAGCTGAATTTCACCGCCGAATTTTCCGACCAATTGTTCAGATATAGCGTCCATAGTCGATACCCAGTTGACAGAATACGTGTAGTTATTTTCGCCCGTCACAGTGACCTGTCCGACCGAAATGTGTTTGTCATCGCCGACCTGCGTATTGTGTTTGGAAATGAATGACGCTAGCACTGTCCGAATGCCTACCACTTTGTATTCCGCATACGGCTGAACGCTGTCATATAGCCAGCCTAAACGCCCCTCGCAGGTAACAGATTTACAAATCAGCCCTTGTTCGTCCATGCTGTCAGGGCATTTCAGCACACGTCCGATAAAAATGTCTTTCCCTGTGCTATCGTCTGTGACAGTGACCGATGTTGTCAGCGGTTTCAGTTTGTTATATCCTGCATTGTCGGGATATATGGTAAACGTAAAACTGTCAACGGCATTTACAGCCTTGACGATTTTTCCGCCTGAAATGCGGTCAAGATTATCACTATGTATCGTGGTTTTTTCAGTACCATTTGTGATAGTGACAGTGTGCATTTATAACACCTCCTCATGCAGATCCAGTGTGAGCGACCCGAAGCCATACGCTGACAAAGTGTTCAAACCCGGCTGTAAAATCAGTTCGTCCATATCGAATGGTTTTTCAGTCGGTCTGTATACCTTTTCGGATATATCAACGCCGTTATTTTGGAAATGCGTGAATCCTGCCTTGTCGGTATCATCAGCAGACCGCCTATATATCAAACGTGGTTTTATCGGTACGTCCGAATACAAATAGACTTTCAGAACGCCCATAGGGGCGTGTGGAGCCATTTCAATAGCCGTCAGTGTCATATCTGTCAAATTCAAATAGTCATTTTCAAAACTGAAATCGTCAAATCCCTTGTCGGAAAAATCATCAGATATCTTATACGGCTGTGCCTTGAAAGTTGCCGTTACCTCAACATGATAGCCCTTTTCACTTTCGGTGCAGCTAATTGCTCTTGCCTTATAGTGGTAAATTTCTGCGTCGTCATATAAATCACATTCGCCAGCCGACAAAATCCAGTTTTCAAAATCTGCAACTGTTTTCCGCAGGGCGGTTTTCGGACAGTCCATAAACACGAATTTGTATGTCAGTGTTCGTGTATCATAGGTAGGTTTACCACCATTCTGATATGTGAAACATATGTCGCCATTGCGGTATGGTATAGTAGCCGATATATCCCTGATACTTGGTGGCGGTGTACTGTGTGATGTCAGCAACGCTCCGAAATCGGTATAGGAATTTTTGCCATTTATCGTTATACTAGACATTGTCAGCCACCCTCCTTGCGTTCAGATTGATTTTTTCAGCCATAGCAACGTCCATGTATGGTGCTGTCACTGTGGCGAAACGTCTTCCGTCAATGTTCATAACCACTGTCAAATCACCGCTCTTGCCGTGTTGTGTGGTACTGTCGGCTTCGGTTGATATTTTGTCAGCCGTTTTCCGAACGTTCTGTCTGCCTATCATGACAGGGTCCATTTCAGCCGATACACCTGCAACGCTGTCAACAATAGCCTGTGCCTCGTCCACTGGTTCGTCCGCAGTGTCTTCCATGCCGACAGCGATACCAGACGGCAGATACTGACCGACCTTTTTCGCCATAACCCTTGAAGGCGAATGAATGTCGAAAAAATCACAGAATCCGTCTATAATGGCACTTCCAACATCTTCAACAACGCTCCAGATTCCACTGACTGCGGAAACTAAACCGTTCAAAATGCCTTTGAGAATATTTGCGCCCAAGTCCAGCCAATCAACTTCCTTGAAGCCGTCTATGATAGCGCTGATTATATCAGGCAGTGCGTCTATGATAGCAGGAATTGCAGTCGGCAACCCCTGTGCTAATGCAACAATCAATTCCATACCAGCCTTGACTAGCACAGGCAGATTTTCTGTCAACGAATCTGTTATAACAGGTATCAACGCTATTATTGCGTTTATCAAATCGGGCGTGCATTTAGTTAGACCTGTTATCAATCCTGTTAGCAATTGGAAACCGCCCTCAATGATTGCAGGCAGATTTTCAATCAACGTGTCAGTTATTTGTTTTATCAAACTAGGCAACATTGGCATTAACTGTTTGATAACGTCATTTAGTCCGTCAATCAGGCCTAAAAACAGTGTGATTGCGCCCTGCACCAGTTCAGGAACTAGCGTCGGGATAGTTGAAACCAATGCATTTATCAGCCCGAAAAAGCCGTTAAGCAGTGACGGCAAAATTGAGTTGATTAGTGACGGCGCCGATTGTGCCAGCGATTGAATGATAGATGTTAGAACTGTAGTTGCCGCTGTGATTAGTGTAGGGGCATTTTCGGCAAGCGTTTCTGACGCAGAACTGAACAGCCCGGATATAACAACAGGAATTTGTTCAGTCAAGCCGTCAAGGCCACCACTGTCATATGCGTCTAGCAAACTAGAAACGCCGTCAAACAGTTTGGTGAAACCGCCTGACAATTTTTGAACAGCTGGCAACGATTTTGTCAGAAAATCTGCTGCCATTCCCTTTGCACCAGCCATAACAGGCGTGAACGCAGTTCCCAAAGACGCAAGGGCGTCCTGCAATTCAAAACTTGCACGTTCATAGTCCAGCGTTGATTTATTTGCTGATTGGTATTCGTCATTGATTTCCGACAGACCCGAATTTGCCAGCCAATCAAGGGCATACTGCTGACGTTCTGCTTCTGACGTGCAATTCTGTAGACCCGCATTAAAATCATCAACGCTATCACCCATACGCCCGATAAGCTCTGAAAACTGACCTGTCGCAGCACCTGTAGCAAGGGTCTCCTGCAAGCTGTCCGAAAGGCTCTCGATTTTCAAGGTATCAGGGAATTTTTCAACCGCTCCGCTGAGTGCGTTTATAGCAGGCGTCATTTGTTCATCGCTGAAACCAACAGCCATAAGGTTTGACAACGCTTCAATGCTTGAATCGGACTCGCCTGTGATAGCCACCAAATCTTGCATTTTTGATTTCATAAAATCAAAATTATTGCCGCTGGTTTCGGCGTTTGTTTTCAGTTTGGTCATATCGCTGTTCCACTCACGGCTGGTCTCAACGTTTGCCGCAAGTGCCGTTGTTACAGCCGCAAGACCAACACCTATGGTTTGCGTGTATTTTTTGAATCCGTCAGCCGCCTTGCCTATCATAGCCGTGTCTATCTTGCCCAGCGTTGCCGTGAACTTTACGGCTTTGCTTGTCGCACCGCCTATGACAGACCCGACTTTTTCGACTTTCTTTATGACAGGCTCGACCTTGTCTTTGGCTTCTTTGAATGCAGTGCCGATGATGTGAATGTTTTTCTTCTCGTCTTTCAGGCTTGACAGCTTCGACTTCGTTGTTTCCAACTCTCGTTGAAACGCACGATACTGTCCTGCGTCTATCTCGCCCTTTTTATACTGTGCTGTGACCTGTGATTGCGCTTCTTTCAGCACGTCCAGCTTTGACTTTGTTTCCTTGATACTGTCTTTCAACAGGTCTTGTTTTTGTTTTACCAATGTGACGTTGTTCGGGTTTAGCTTTAGGGCTTTATCAACCGCTTTCAGCTCGCTCTCCAGTTCACGGCTCTTCTTGTTTGTTTCTTTCAGCGCCTTATCAAGACCTGTGGTGTCACCGCCTATCTTGATAGTAATGCCCTTTATGCTACTTTTTGCCACCTATCATTACCCCCTTTCCGAAATTCTCTCGCAAAGCCTGTCGGTCAGGCTTCGTCAAGGTCAGCCTATATGCGTTGTCTAGGTATTCTTGACCGCTCTCTGTCTGCCTGAGCCGTGCGATAAAAGCGTCACGACGTATCAGCAGATAGTCATAGTAGTCCATATCATCAACGTCATATAGGGATATACCCATATAGTCCGCAACTAATTTTTCCCACGTTGAGGAAATTTCATATTTCTCCCCTTCTCTATCCTGCGGCGGATAGTAGGGGAGTGCTAGTTTTTTGAATTTTTGATTTCAAGCAGATAGTCGATATATGTGCGGTAGAACATCTGAATGTCATAGATATCCCAATCAGCCAGTGTTTCAGCCGTTATCGGTATCTTTGCGATGTTGTGTGACATCAACCTTGCGCACATCTCGATTGCTTCGTCCAGCTTGTTGCCACCTAACTTTGCGGATATTTCTCCAAACGCTTCAATTTCGCCCTTTGTGGGTGGCATAACAAATATCGTGGTATGCTTTTCATCAGCCAGTTCAATGCGCAGGCTAGGTTTTTGCATTTTGTTGAAATTCAACGTCTTTGGCATTTTTGTATACCTCCAAAAAAAACAGCCCACTGAAAATCTCAGCAGGCTGTGTATTTGTGTTGCTTATATGGCGCTTATTGACTTATCCTCTTCGATGTAGGTAATCAGTGTTCCGTCGCTGTCGCTTGGCAGTGCCTTGAACTCTGCGTCAATAACGCTTTCCTTATCTTTTGCAAACGCCAGTTCGATGCCGCTCTGGTTGTTGCCCACGATCATGACCCATATATCTCCGTCAACTGCGTCAACGTGGTGGAAACACAGGACATACCTCTTGCGACGCATATTCTTTAGACCACCTATCTTGACAGTTCTACGTTTCTTGCTGGTATCTTCTGTAACTCTTGCAGTATCGCAGAGAACGTCAAGGGTATTGCCGTTGAATACCATAATGCCAGTTTTCAGTGTAGCTTCTTCCTCTGTGATGATTGTCTTTTGGTGCGTACCATCATCATCACTTGCGGTGTAGAATGTCGGCTTATAAGACAGGGTTGCGCCACCCTGAATATAGCCCAGCACATTGGCTTCGGTGCAGATAGTATCAACATCTGGCACTGTTTCACCGCTGAAATCCTGATAGTAGATATAACCGCTTCCAAGAATAATGTTACTTGGGGCTTTCTTTGTTTCATCCATTTCAATTCCTCCTTATTTCAAATAATTGGTAAATGAATATCTTATCTGATACTCCTTGCTGTCTTCAATCCAGCTTTCAGACTTTTCCAAGTCAAAATCCGCAAACTGTTTTTCAACAGCCGTTTCAAGTTCAACGTCGATTTTCCTCGTGTACAATTCAATAACTATCGTCTGTTCTCGCAGGCTTGCAGGGTGCATATCATCTCCGCTGTCTATGGTGCTTTCACGATAGAACACGCAGTAGGGCGTTTTCATTTCATCACGTGATGAATAGTATGCGACCTTGTCTTTCAGTTCGTCGATAGCCGTTAATCGTGAACGTATGTCAGCCAATGTCAAATTCATTTCTTCAACCTCGTTTCTATCAACTCAGGCAGCGTCTTTTGTGCATATTCTTCAACAGGTTTGATATGCACAAATGCTTTTACTCTGCCCTTGCCGCCTTTCTTTGCGTGACCGTGCTCCAGCAGATGTGTCAGGTAGTAGTATTTTTTGTTTCGCACCACAACACGCTTGTTGCCCGACTTAGCGTACACTGTTTCAGCTTTCCAGCTTTCGGCATACTTGCCTGTTTTACGTGGTGATGTGGCTTTCAGCTTTTCGACGCACTGGTCTGCGACCTCGTCGATACAGCCGTCAACTATCTTTGCAGTTTCTTCACTGTATTCTTTCAGGTCATCAGCGACCTGTTTCGCCAGCTTACTGACATCAATCTCGACCGATTTCATCAGTGATCACCGCCAAAACGTTCAGCCGTCAGTTCAATGGCTGTTCCTGCGACATATGTGCGTATGATACGATATTCCCGACCGTTATAAAATAACATATCTTCATCATCATAGTCATAGTAATCCGCCATTTTGATTTTCAACGTGGGTTGAAATCCAGCTTGTGCGGCACTGTAAAATTCAGAACGTGAAATTGATGATACCTGACAAAACACTTCTTTGGCATTTTCCCAATCAACGACCTTTTCTTGGTTTCCTATTTCGTCTGAAACTATCTTTGCTTTGGCAATTTTTACAACATCATTAAACATTGTTAAATCCCCTCCGTGTAGTCCTCGTTCAGACTTAGTGCGTCTCGTAGGCGCTCGTAATTTTTGCGGAAATCTTCTCCTTTGCCGTTGAAATCATATTGCCATTTGACATAGTTTTCGATAGCCTTTTTCAAAATTGCGCTGCAATCGTCAGCGTCAAAGGGAACGAACACGCCCACACGCTTCAAGTCTTCCATGCAGGCGTCAACGTTTGACATAATGTCGCTATCTAGCTTGTTATGTGATATCCTCAGCGAATTTTTCAAACTTTCAAGCATTCGTTATGCCCCCTTTATCATCGTGATTACTTGCTCTTTTTTGTGAGCGTTACAAGACTGTTCTTGTCAATGACCTTACCGTCTACCAGCATGACCGCCTTTGTTACCTGGTCTTCGGTGTCATTATCCTCATATCTCTTGACTGTCATCTGGAGATTTGTGTTGAGGATATAGTCCTCAGGACGGAAGAAGAATGCAACGATTGTGTCAGCCGATACAGCGTCCGCATAAGCGTCGATATCGTCAGAGAACACAACAG